CAATTATAGCCTATGCTGTGAAGCACGCTGTTGAAGCCGCTGGTCTTAATTGACTAGCGGCTATTTTTGTTTAATTTAAAATTGTTATTATGAATTTTGGAGAAGCTATTGAACGCGTTAAGACTCGTTCTTATATTGCTAGACGTGTTAATTGGGATAATGATGTGTTTATATTTGCACAAGTTCCTGCTGATATAAATGAAGAAACTATTCCTAAGATGCAAAGTCTTCCGGAAGTTGTTAAACGTGAGATTACAGAAGTTGGTATCACTAGTCTTAGTTATCAGAATCAAATTTGTAAGTTTGATAATGGTGATATTACTTATTATACACCTACTGGCGATGAGATTTTTGCTGATGATTGGGAAACTAAGAGTGATGATACTCTAGCTAAATGGGAAAATATATGACACCTGAAAGTGTAAATGCTGTTATAGATTCTCCTAAAGGTGCTGTATTATGGAATGAGAGAATTGCTATGTTTAATAAAACTTGTGCAATTGATCCTCATGATATAGTAGTTGTTGAAGAGTTATCTGAACTTATTAAAGCTGTTTCTAAGATTAATAGATGTCATAATAATGAGCATCTTAAAAGTCTTATGGAAAAAATTGCTGATGTTAGAATTGTTATTGAGCGTATCATGCGTAAATATAATATTAAAGAAGACGATATTGATAAGCTCGTAGTGTTTAAAATAAATCGTTTTATTGATCGCTATGGCATCTAAAAATAAAAATGATCAAGTAAATCATCCTAAACATTATACTTCTGATCCTAGTGGTATTGAATGTATTGATGTTACTCGTCATAGAAATTTTAATATAGGTAATGCTATTAAATATCTATGGAGAGCTGGTCTTAAAGAAGACAAAGATCGTAAGCTTATTGATAAACAAGTTGAAGATCTTAATAAAGCTGTTTGGTATCTTGTAGATGAGATTCATCGTCTTGGTGGTAGATGTACTGTTAAGACTGATTCAATTAATACTTGTTTACCTATTGATAATGAAAGTATTATTGATGCTGTTATGAATTATTCTAAAGTTGTTGACGGTACTTGTAAAACTCTTTTAGGTGTTGGTGGTAATAATGATAAATGTAGAGGGATATTATGTCGTACAATTGAAGATCATATTGATTATTGGTATAGAGTTCAAAAAGATGGTGGACAAACTAAACTTGATATGTGATGAAATTTGTTAGACCTGTTAGTGTTATTCATACAGCACATAATCTTAAAGGTGGCTTACAATTGGCTGAATTTGCTGGTCGTCTTTGTTATAAATCTGAAGGTAAAACTGCTCCCGGAAGTTACGTTAAATTTCTTCTGATGCTTATTGATAAAGGTCATACTTCGATTCTTGAGCATTGTCCCATTTATGTTTGTGGTTATCATGATATGATGAGTATTGAAATGATAAACATTAGGCATTCTGCTTTTTCTCGTTTTGTTGCTGATATTAAAGATGCAAGACCTAATTCTAATTTCTATTATATCTACACTAATCTTCGTGTTGTATATAATGAAAGTCCTGAATTAGCTAAAGCTCTTATTCAAACTTCTACTATGGAAGGTGATGAGATTTGGAAAGCTCATGGTGTTGCTTGGTTTGTTCCGAAATTTGATCATCCTTTCGCTCGTATGAGTGCATATATAACTACTCTTAGAAGTGTTGTCGATGAACTTGTACGTGAACGTGTTCAATCAGATGCGGTTGAATCTACTCGTTGGTGTGATTATTCTAATGAAGGTAGATTTGAAGGCATTTCTTTCTGTCTTCCTCATTGGGTTGAAAATTCAACTTTCAACGCTTGTTTTAAGAGATTTCTTAAAGATGTTGAAGCCATTGAAAAGAATGAAGATAAGATTCAACGTCTTTATGATCTTGAAGATATTGCTTTTTGCTTGTATCAAAATAATACTAATATTGCAAATAAGCGAGCATATCATTATATCAGATGCTGTATTATGGATGAGATCTTTTATAATGAAGCTAAAGATGAACTTGATTTACCTGCTCAAGATGCACGTGAGTATTTGTTCTTAGGTGTTAAGAGTGAAATGTATTATACTGGCTTTAATAAAGAATGGGATAATATCATTGATAAGCGTCTTTATGATAAGTATGGTAAAGCACATCTGAATATGCACATCACTATGCAACAATGTAAAGATCATCTTGATGTGATTAGAACTTCTCAAAAAGCTATTACTGATTCAGATCATGGCGGAGAAAGCGAAAGTGCAGGTGAATAGATTACCAGCATTTATACCTCTTGATATTTATATTAAATATTACGGTAAGCCTACTACTGTATTTGAACAAAGTAATTTAGATTTACCTGTAAGTTATTATGATACTCTAACTGAAGGTATGAGTCTTATTCATAGACCTTTTGTTGCAGGTTGGGCTAGTGTTCCTACTAATACTTTATTAATTAAGGATACAATGGTTCGTTTTAAAGAGATTGAAGATTATAGTCATTACCAAACTGAATTGAATTTCGATGAATCTGTTTGAAATACAAGCTAATATTGATAGGATATTAGAATATGCTGCCGAGAATGGTGGAGATATAGGAGAAAGTGGTGCTGAGGAACTTGCGATTAGTGAAGAGGAACTCGGTGAGAAACTTTATGCTTATGCTTTTGTTATAGATCGTTATAACACTGATATAGCATTACTTAAACAATACAAGCAAGCTCTTGATGATCGTGTTAAACGTACTGAGAAAAAGATTAAACGTCTTAAAGATGTTATGGCTGAATGTGCTTATAAGTATGGTGAACCGGTATTAAAGAAGAATACTGAAACTGGTATTAAAGAGCCTACTGGTAGTATGTCTCTTAAATATCCGAATATTACTATTAGTGTTCGTAAAGGTCAGGAAGTTGTTACAGATACGGAAATGTT